GGGTCGATAACGATAGGTGTAATACTTACTACGTTTCGGCGCTTCAAGATTGTGTTCGCAATGGTCAATTTCTCAGCATCGCTGATTGTCACACCGGTCACAGGTTTGAGAGAGATGAATACCTTACCGAATTGGGGTGGGGTAATATCCTCACCGCCAAATACAAAGATGGATTCAATATCAGGAAAATCACGCGATACAATTGCAGCGTAATCGTCCGCAGTTACAGCTCGATCTTGAGCTTGAAAATTCAATGGAGCAAACAATTTGATTGAAGGTATGCTTTCTCGTAGCGTGCCCCCAGCCGCGCCATCGAGGACGATAACTTCTAGATTGCCTGATACGGTGAATGCCCGACTACTAATACTATCGTTAATGCCTGCACCATTAGGTGCATCCGCGTTTGCTGAAATCCAATCGACTACAACCACGTTGCCATTTTCAAGAGCCCTACCAACAATACCATCCCCAAAAGTTATTTCATAAAAACCACCTTCGACTTCTTGTAGTTGGTAAGCTGCATCGTCTGGTCCTACAGTAATGAGAGTAGTTGTAAGGGCCCAGGGCTCATCAAATCCAGTAACATCACTGATAGATTCTTGAACTCGCACGGTCAATGTTTTAGTGTCAATGCCTGAGTCAGGGATGATAAACTTCTGATCGGGGTTCAAAGTATCAACGACGTAAGCAAAGTCTCGATGTGTTCCTTCGTTGATTACTAATTCGTCGATTACAAAAAACCCAGTTGTTACATCTTCGACAAACTGTGCGGGCGCTAGATTGAGAAAATTGAATGTTGTGCCATCAATAGTTGTCTGAAAAATGGTATCGGGTGCTAGAAACTTGTCAGGGTCTCCAGGGTTTGGATCTACTTGCGAGACAACCTGCACTCTAGCAGTTGCCGAACGCACAGAGCGTGGAGTATACCCCAATTGTTTAGCAAGCGACACGACAGAATCTCTGGCGATGGCGCTATCTAAGAACATCTCGTTCGCAACCATGTTGATATAGAACGAATGGTAGTGCGTGTTGTAGGCAAGCGTATCGAGTAGAACGCTCATTGCTGATCCTTCAAAGTCAAAGTCTCTAAATTGATCTTGGCCCTTGAGAAAGTTCTTTAGGTTCTGTTTGATCTGGTCGAAGTCCAGCTCAGTTACAGGAATATTCGATGTATTTCCATTAGCCATTATCGGAGTCTCGTAAGTGATAGATTGAGAACGATAGGTTGATCGTTATTTGCTGTCCGAAATGCAATCACAACATTGTAGGCATTTTGTTCGTGTTGGTCTAGAACCTGTACGTCAACCAACTCAACCCGTGGTTCAAACTGATTGATGACTTCAACAATTCTACGTTGTAGCAATATAGCAGCGGCGGGTCCGACCGGCTCGAATAGCATAGAACGGATCTTGGGATCAATCTCCGGGTGAAAAGGCTTCTCATACTTATTCAGTTGAAGTAGATTTCTGAGAGCCCGCTTTACTGCCTCTTCATCAAATTTACGAGGCACCTGGCCTGTAATTGGATTTGCGATAAAATCCAAGTCAAGATCAATAAAACGAGGGACCTTTTTGACCAGCCCTAATGCTGATGGCGGGGTCGGAAACGTCATAGCCCAGCCCCGATCCGGCGGAGGTGGGCCTGTGCGGCTTGGATGATAGTGTTCGTCTGATTGTTGATAGCCACTCTAGTCCTCTCAAAGTGATTCCATTACAATATGTATATGGCTTATCGTAATCCGTCAGACCAATTGTGACTCAATCACTGTGCGTGTACTGCGAAGCTGGGCTCGGATGTGAGTCTCAGTCTGGGCTTCGTAGTCTTCCTTGGTTCCCCATTCGACCAGGACATACCCGATGATCTGGGACTTGCGTGCTTTGGCGTGCCACTTTCGCAGGGGTAGAGCGGCAAAGGCATAGACTGTGCTGTTTTCGAGAACTGATCGAAAGTAACCTTCGTGCTGTTCTACTACCCGACGACCTACAGCTTTGTTGTCTTTCAGGATGGGAACTAGATCCCAGAACAGAGAGATGAGAACTCCCTGCATCTGTCCGGCCATTGGTAGAGAACCTGATTTAAAAGATTCATAGGAAACTGAGAACCGTTTGACGGGGCTACCGTCTAGGTAATCCCCACCATTATGGAATTGACCAATCTGGGCCCGCTCGGCACTAAGCACGTTGCGAAGCTCATTCAAGACTTCATTTATTTCTTGATGGTTCTTTCCGTTCGACAACAACGTAGTTGAGTCTTCCCCTAATTGTTCTTCTCGGGAATCAGCATCTTTTCTTTTAGCCGCCCATGTCTTTAGTACCTTGACGAAAATACCGATTAGTATTCCGCCCAAGACAGTACCAATTCCCATACCGACGTTCAACCAAGTTGATGCCGAGATACCAGCTAGTATTAGGGTTGTTATAATCATTGTGGAATGCTTTCACCTTCAAGACCAATCAAAGGAAGACTAGTCGCCTCAACGACTTCTTCTTCCTCTTCTAACAATTGGACGATTTCTTCTTTGAACTGTTCAGTACCATTTACATTGACAAACAAGAATCTAGAATACAAATCTGCTTTTGCCAAACCGGACATGGTCTGAGCAAGACCAAACTTGGTAATGAAATCTAGAGCTTCAAAGTAGTTCGTATCGTCTATACTAGGTAGGGAATTTATGGGTCCAATAAGTACGTTTACCGCTTTCACAATAGAGGTATAAGAACTTTGTGGTGTCGCAGCAGGATTTCTTGCATCGAACGTTGGTAGGGTAACAGTTACAATAGTAGCGGTCGCTCCAGACGTTACTCCTTGTATACTATCGGTAGCGTTGAACTCACCGGCATTTGATTGTGTGATAGTCAATGTATTGGTTGTTGGTTCCCATTTGCTAACCAGAGCAGTTTCAACCGTTGTCAGGTCGTTAACCGTTTCACCAACAATGAAGTTACCAGCAACACCGCTCAAAGTAAGGGTAATATTATTATCGAGGCCACCATTGAGTCGTTCGAAGATACGAAACGAAGCAATCAATGCCTGGTTCATCAGAATTTCAGCACTACCGAGCAAGGTCTGAAAGATGAAAGAGAAGAAATCTTGTTCGGGTGTGCCTTCTGGTTCAAGACTATTCTTGATTAAGTTGTGTGCAGTAGCGACACCTATCAATCCCGTAAACGATGGTGGGTTAGCTGCTGGTGGTAGCGTGAAACCACTTACTCTATCGGAGTGAGTTTGGTAATCCAAAATGGAGGTCTTAAGACTATTGAGTGAATTGATGAGTGCTGAGATTTGGGTATTTGTGACACTGCCTGGTCCTCCCCCTCCGGGTAGACCGAACCGCTTCGGTATAACTTGGCTGCCCGGAATTCCGCCAGTAAGAGGCGTCAATCGAGCTATCTCGCGGTCAATACTCGCAACTGCTGTAGTGATAGATGGCCGTACAGGGTTGAGAAGTGCGCCATCGTCAAATACTAAAGTAACTACGTCCCGCTCAGCGGGCGTTAGCTCAATAATTTGCAGAGGTTTTTGCTCTGCAAATTCGTCAACTGGAAATCTGATTATCTCAGCCATAATTTATCCTGCAAATACATTGCCAGAACCGGTGGCAGTATGACCACACGATGCTGAGTCGCTTTGGCGACAAACATTAATACCCGAAGCAAATACCGTTCCAGATGCACCAACCATTATGGCTCCAGCATGTTCATTTTGGCCATGTCCAGCTACAGCCGCGCCGCGTACCGCAACCATAAGACCATTAGCGAACACTGTACTATTTGCACTACTGAGGATTGGTCCACCAGCAGAATCTTGTACTACTCTTGAAATACCTAGCATATATTACCTCAATTCAGGAAGATTGTCGCACCACGAATAGAGCATGAACCACCACACCTTATGCTGATCGTGCCCGCTACATCTAGAACATAGCGTCCCAAAATAATTTCTTTTTTGTCGCCCAAAACTTGTGTATTTAGATTACCCTTCACAAACACATTCGCATTTCCCTCTTGCACTTGAAGATTTAGGTTGCCCTTGCGAACAACAATCTGCAAAGTACCATTGACGACTTCTATATCACAAGTATTTTGTACCTTGATACGAGCTTGATCGTCAACAGTAATATTTAGATCGCCTTTGACAAGCAAGTTATTATCGCTGTGAATGATCTCATAGGAAGTACCGACCACCTTCACCATACGATCACCTGACGGGTGAATTTCTTCGAAGGTGCCAGACTTATGAAATGTATGGATACGTTCGAAGCCTGGGGTGTCATCGAACTCTTGAATATGTCCAGACTCACTTTCGAAAACGTGGTTGAATGGGTACTCTGTAAACGCAGCACAGGTTGGTGGTTCAAACCACGACACAAAGGAATTAGCTGTCTCGATTTGCCTAATACCTTTATTCAGCGGGGCGTTTGCGTTCGGCGCGGAAGCCTCGATTGGTACACCAGGAAATCCTGGAATCTTCAAGACATTTGTTTTCTGCGAAACAACAGGATGCTCATCGCTATTTCGACCAAAAATTACTTGGCCATCGGTTCGAGCTAATCTAGATGTATCTGGTTCACCAAGACCGGGTGTTGAAAATGATAGTCCGTCAACTTCGATTGCCCCATCTGCAATACCCGCTAAGCTCGTTACCGCATTATCGCCGGGTAGACCATCTAGAACACTTGATACATTTTTAGATGCTGCTGCTAGAGCTTTCTCTTGAGCTTGCTTGAGAGCATCACGCACTCCACTGGCAGCCTGTTCGATACCTTTACCAATGATTGCGAGTTGTGATAATACCCCACCTACCGCACCTGCAACTTGTGATTCAAGACCTGATGTGATACTATCAAAGCCTGGTACTTCAGCAATAGCTGATAACGCGGCAGCTTTAATACTATCGGTCGATTCTGCGACGATATCTTCAACAGCTTTAACCTGAGCTTGTGTTCCGCCGAGGCCTCCTAGAACACCTTCAGCAGCCGAAGCAATCTGGTCTTGACGGTCGGCTACGATGCTGGATGCAGCGAGAGCAACGGCTTCGGCTGACGGTTCAATTCCCGTCGCGTCTGTTATAGCAGAACCTACAGCGGTTTCAATCTGTGCTTGGACGTCGGCTGAGATATCTTGAGCTGTCTCTACTTGACCTTGAACACCAGAGGCAATATCTTGTGCCTGAGATACAAGAGTAGGATCAACACCCAATGCTTCCGCAAGTTCATCTGTTGAAATACCGGGAATCTTTATACCGGCATTCGAAGTCAATTCGCCAACTGCATCTTGCAGGGGATTATTACCCACCAACGGATACTTACCATTGGGATCATAAAACCCAAGACCTTGTTGATTTCCTACAGGAGCTTGAGGAATTCCACCGATGGTGCCCATTATGACTGGCTCTTGAGCGTTCTCTCCATCTCGAAAGAAACCGATGACCCAAGTACCTTCGACTGGTCCAACAGGGGCATGACCTATGCCGCTCATCGCCGCCGAAGTAATATCTTGTAGTGGGAATGCCCACGGTAGCTGTTCGGTAGCTACAGCGGTCCTCTCTTGCGGATGAAAACCTAGAATTCGAACGCGACAACGACCGAGTTGCAAAGGATCATTTCGGTCCTCAACAACACCTTGCCACCAAACAAATTTAATTGAATCTACAAAGTCTTCCATTATGTTGCTAACGTACCTCCCAAACCAAAGGGTAGGTCTTGCAGAATTTCAGTTCCTGTTGGAACCCGATTGATAATCTTAGATGTCGCCGAGACATCTAAGATATCAGAGATTCCTTGGTTACTTCCAAAAGGCAAAGAACCCTTCGATAGTTCTAGTATCATCTCATGACTATCTGGTGAAACAATATGGTGGATATTCGAAACGATATAGTTACCACTTACTTCAGGATCTCTATCGTCGGGGTGAATACTACCCTTCACATTTTCAGGTCGAGGGACATCTAAAACTACGATTTGTCCTGCTCGCAACCAATTGATACCCGGTGCTTCAACCTGAATACGCAGAGATTCAAACTGGCGCAGTTGGCTATTACGCTGAAGTAACCATTTCTGGCTTTCGTCATAGTCTTGGATACCATCAAACATTTGATTATGTTTTGGATAGAATCGAACCAGTGCATCAGGATTACTACCATGTTCAGCATGACCCGGAAAAGCCTTAGCTTTTTGGGTAGTTACATTACCTTCAGAGTCTACTAACTGATCTTCGATATGATGTAGCTTAGCAAAGTTACTCAGATAATCAAACACGTCGGTCTTGAATGTTTTGGTTACGATATCATGTGTGATGAGTTTACTGGCATACATTCCTTGGTTAACTCTGTCCATCGTCGATCCCGATTGCAAGATAGTATAACTACGAATCAATTGCATCTCAGGTAGTATCGAGCGTGATCGACCGGAGCCACTACCAGAGCGATGCGAACGAAAATTTGCAGGGTCATAAACAAGTCGCATAGCAGGTGTTCTCTGTGACAGATCATTCAATGAACGAAACTGAAAACCATCGGCGGTTTCAAAAAACAGATAGTTAGCAGCAGCAGGATTCTCCTCTGGTCTTGCTCTTGAAGCTAACCAGTTGATAGCCTTAAAAGGTTTCCAAGAAGGAATCACGAATGATTGAATGCCTGTAGTGGCTTCAACAAAGACTTCTTCGCCCAGAATATTGCCAGTAATTCGTTCTACCATTTCGCTAATTGGCATCTGGCTATATGCTTTGCGAACCCGACGTTCTTGGTTTCGAAAATATGCATGAGATACTAATTGCAATGTGTACGATTGAGTAGTATCAGTGAGAACGCCAGCACTGCCTGTATTTCGATCAGAAATCTGATAGACACGCATGTTCAATTCGGTCGCAGGAGCCCCGGGGAATCCCGGAGTCTTGAAAACGATCTCAACAGTTTCTAGACCCGCAATAGGAAAAGTACCGATGAGATTAATCGAGTCGATCAGCGTCAAGCTACCGCTTAATACATTGCTGTAGATATCTTCAAAGATATTGAACGATACCATGATACGTTGGACATCAACTTCGCGTAATCCTGAACGCAGAATAACTTGTTCAATGAGAACATCGCCCGGATGGAAGAGTTCCTCCGTTTTGCCTCGTACTGCATTGGAACGAGTTTGTCCTAATCTATCAGGCATTATATACTTCTACGCGGGTTGCGTTTAAAAATAATTTCCAAATCACGAAGCAACGGGTCAAGCAGGTCAGGGTCGATGAGATTGATTTGTCGTTTTGCTTCATTCATATTTCTCTCGTCACCTTCATTGGTAACTACATTTACTGCCGGGGGGAAACCAAAGCCTCCCTGAATATAGCCATCTCGATAGGTCAACGGGTTCAGCGGGTTGCCCAGGGCATCTTCGAAATGATTCAACGCCGATTTGGTCTCGCCTATCAAACGAGTCAACTCAGCAGTAACCGGGACAATTTGTCCTTCCTCTTGTACCAGCGTATCGTCTTGCTGAAATACACCTGAGATATCGTTTACTACTAAACTACTTAGGGTGCGATCAACTGAGGTTACTATACCTGTTGCAGTAGCAGCCACGTTCGTTACCGAAAATCCTTCTCGAAAGTCTCCAAAGATAAGAGTAGGTTCCATAAAGAAGGTACTACCCCTATATTTCTTGTTAATGAATGGCACTAGCTTTCTCTCGCTAAGAGGCCAATCAAAAAAGGGATTGATGATCTCATTCGCTAGGAGAACAACCCAATGCAAACCAGCAGAACCGTATAGCTTGTGTGCTATGATATCTGGCGTATCCTCATCCTTCACTGAATAAGATACAAACAGCGATCCACCTTCTTTCAGATTTTGCTTGATTGCAATTCGTCTAAAGATATCGGTTACGATCTTTGGCTCAGCGAACTTTGCTCCACTGGGAATTTTTAGATCATAGACAAGACTAGGAAACTTTGAAAAGTAAGCCATAAATTAGAACCCTTCGAGGATGTGTTGACGGTTCAAAGTCTCAAGTTCACTAAACGTTAGAGTGAATGTAATATGTGTTGGTGGATTGCCCCCTCGACGCTGGCTCTCAGGTGTATCGCCCTGCAAAGCTGAATGTAGAGGCGCTGAATGGCTTTTATGTGTTGAAAATATACCTGAACCGGAATAGTCAACTGCAATATCTTTGAGATAGCAACGCCCTACACGATTCAACCAATCGTTTTCTTTATCTACGAATGCGCCATCCTTAGGATCTTGTTCTCTTGAGATATATTGAATGTCAAACTCAGCAGGAAAAGAATGAAGTCGGCCGCCACCAACTAGTTCGGGGTGAGCAAAGAATTTGAATGACCGAATGATATCATCAATCGCTTCAGTTTCCTGACGACTCTGAGGAATAAAATGAAACGTATATTCGAAAGAACGTTGGCCGACTGAACGAAACAAGAATTGCATATGGGGATTACTTACACGACGAATATTTCTGTCTAAGAATGCTCGGGCTCCAATATTTGCACCAACTAGAGAACCTAACTGGTCGATCAGACTTGTTCCAAGTTTCAAACCAAATTCTTCACTTATACCTTTGATAAAGGCAGCCTTTTGTTCTGGATCAATAATCGTCGATTCGTCGAGGATTTTTCTGGTAAGCTCCACCAAGCCAGCCCCGGCCGCGGCGATTTGCAATTTCTCGCCCTGATATTCAAACGCATAACCGGTACTAATCTTTTCGGGCATGTAGATAATAATAGAACCAACAGTTTCGGTAGTGACAGATCGTTGTTTGAGTCTTGTCAGCTCGCTCGATGAAAATCCTTTATCAATCAAAATTTTACGAGTAGCCGCAATTCGTGTCCTGCCGCGACTGACAATATCTTGCTGCTTAGCATTTGGTTGAGACTCATTGAATAGTACTCCACCAATAGATTGAGCGATAGGGAACTTCGACGGGCCTAACCCACCCGTAGCACTTAGACCTTGAGCCACGGTTTGAGCGCCAGAGTTACTGTCGATCTTACCAGCACCAGGAGTAGTTTCTACAATATGAAACATAATGAAGTGGCCGCTCAATGTGTCGGAATCAACGGGATACTTCAAGACACCGAGATCCTCAGTCCCAACCTCAAGTGGGCCGAGCTTATTTCGGGCCCCTTGCATCAAGCTATTTATATTGCTGACAATGGTTCCGAATTTGTCGCCTAGGTAAGTCATTCAATGCTCCTGTGGTTCTTCGACTACATACTATGTATGGCATATAAAGGTAAATTCAAACCACAGAATCCCAAGAAATATCAAGGGGATCCGTCTGGAATCATATATCGCTCCTCGCTTGAGCTTCGGTTCATGCGGTACTGTGACCACACCCCGGAGGTACTCGAATGGGCCAGTGAGGAATTGGTGATCCCGTACAAGTCTCCTATAGACGGTAAACCCCATCGGTATTTTCCTGACTTCTGGATCAAGGTTCGTCGAAAGGACGGTCAGATTCATGAGTCGGTCATCGAAGTCAAGCCTAAGAAATACTGCGGACCCCCTAATCCAAAAATAGACTGACGAAAACTGGCAGGATTTCACGACGCTATATCAGCGACGTGAAGAACTGGGGCGTGAACTCCGCTAAGTGGAAGGCTGCTAGAGGGCTATGTAAGTCAAAAGGTTGGGAGTTTGTGATCTTGACAGAGGGACATCTGAAACCCTGAGCATA